CCGCAAATGTGCTTGCCGGAAGAACCTATGTCGGAGCAGATACAGAGGATGAGGCAGGAGAGGGAGCAATGCCGGACAACGGCGCGATGCAAAGAGTGCTGCGAGCCGGTGAAAATATCCCGATTCCGAAGGGATATCACAACGGCGGCGGGACGGTAAGAGCAGCACCGCTTGCGGAACAGACTCCGGGCAACGCGACGGCGGGAGATATCCTGAGAGGAAAAACAGCATGGTCTAATGGCGGACGCGTGGACGGAAGTATCCCGATCATTGACACGATGGGAAACGGCGACGGACGGGGGAACAATTCGCAGTGGTTCGGGTTGGACGGTAACAATCATACTTTCTGGGTTGAGCTGCCGCACAGGGCGGCATACTACACACGTCACGATGGGAAGCCTCATGTAACGATTGACGCGGCAGCCCTTGGAAACGTCATAAAGGAGCAAGTTTTACAGGGGGCGCGGTTCTCCTGTGCCTACGGCATCAATGTAGAGGGGACAATCCCCACATGGCACGCCTCGGGCGACATTGGCGGGCAGAAGGTGATTGACGCTTTTCAGAGCACAGCGTTCGCCGGAGATTACGGGGCAAAAGGACGCGGAGTCTTTGTGCGAATCTTGGGCGGGGTTTACACCGAACCCGGAACGATGTGGTGTTTCGTGCCTGCAAATACGATTTTGCCGCATAACATTCGTGAAGGCGTTCCGATTTTGGGAACGACCGGTACTATGAAGGATTATGCCGCGTCATGCGTCCCTTTTGACGGGGCCCATTTCGATGGAGTGCATTTTTCGGGGTGGGCAGAAGGGCGGATAGATACGCGCG